CAAACTCAAGGCATATTCCAAGCGCCGATTCGACCCTTTTTGTCGCTGGGAGCGTATTTCCATCCCCTATGACGAAGAAAATTTCATGGAAACTACGATTGGCCAGCTCAATTTCTTCAAGTGGGCCATCGAAAACAACATCATCGATTATATCGAGACCCATTACCAAGAGATCGAAACAGATATGAATGAGCGCAACAGTATTTCCAAGAAGCGCATGTCCGAAGAAGAACGCGCCGAGCTAACCATTGTCGGAGAAAATGGAAAAACCCGCAAGAAGCGCGAGGAACTCTCCGTTTCGGCATGCAAATGTATCAAAAAAGAGTTGGTCAAGATCGTAGTTAAATTTAATTGATCGAACGATCCCTATCCCGTAGCTAAACCAATATATATATCATCCACCCCCTCCTCTACATGGGACAGGAACTCAACGCCCAAATATACTCCAACACCATCAATCCCATCTTCAAAATATAGGACGCCTGCAAATATACATAGACGCCCACATTACATTGATGTTCCGATAGATTGATCGTGTACATTGTGCCCAATATGATCCAAATAATCAAGAATGTTCGCATCATATATTTCGCTACATTAAACCACGACTTGTCCACCATATCTTCGTATCGAGTTATATACGATCCATAATACAGAATGGCCACGCACAAGATACACGCAGCCGAAATCAACATATTGTAAACTAGCTTTGTATTGTTCGAATAACAATACAAATCATCATATTGAGTACACACAATATAGATATCGGCCATACTTGTTAACACCATGAGAATAAGCCCGAATTGATAGATCCAAGAATTCGTGGGATCCATTGACCAACACCGATTTACGGGCTCTACTACCGCAACATAGAGTTCGGCATCGTGAATATCAATAACGGATTGAACCTGGTCTCGTGATTCACCGCCGTTGATAATAGGGTTTTGCAAACTGGAAGCGGACCAAGGGACGATCGTACTAGCACTAACACTCATCTTTCTCATACACTATCTATTATCAGAAGTTTCATAAAAAAGTAAAACATGTAAACGTCGGAGATCAATTTTATTTCATCGGATATTGACGCTGGTTTTCCTCGACCATCAAAGGCCGAGGCATGATCAACGGCACCCTATTTACAATAGACAAGGTATCCATGGACTTCAAGTGAGGGCGGACTTCCGGTTTAGGTTTTACCAAATTCGTGGATCCAATTCCAAAGAGCGCCGACTCAATATCTTCGGGATTATAGGACAGCGTTTCCTTCCCCATATGACTACCACCCAATCCATTTCCGGGTAAAAATGCGGGATCCACGATTCCATAGGGACCGTACGTAGAATAAGCGGTTTGTTTGTTGTATGCCCATTGCTCCATGCAATAATTCCCCGGTGTATTTCGATTTCTTGTGGAGGCCATAGTTAGTATATAGATTAGATATTATTTCCTCCCTTCTTCTATACCAGCTTCTTTTTCAAACTAACATAGGAATCGTGCGTCTCGGTAAAATCCTCGTGCTTCGTAAAATAACAACACAAACATCGATGAAACAAGGTCATATAATCATATGAAAACAAAACGGCTAAACCAATGGATCGGTCCAACGAAATCATTTTCGAGGCCGCAATATCGTAGAGTTCTTGGAACAAAACGTGTTCGAAGGTTTTCTCATAGACAAAATCCATCATCTTGGATGAAGCGGATTCGTCATAATCTTGTTCATCAAGAGTTATCTCGTCTATATCGGAAGACTCGTCCGTTATAATGGGCGACACCATACAGAAAATCCTCCTCATACAACTACGATACTCTAGATCATTCGAATAGTGCAAAACGGGTGAACTAGTATTATACAACATCTTGGACACAAATGGTAAAATAGGTACTTATTTTATCATTCAATCAAAGTATTTATACTGTTTTACAGTGAAAATAGCTAAACTCTCATCCCGTCTCTAGTAAGTCGAATTGGTGGGGCGGTGATTCTGGTTCATATTGGGATCGGTCGACATTTCACGCGTAGATGAACCACCGCGCACCCATCCGTCCAAAGCGGCTTCTTCCACGGTGTATTTGGGATCTTGGACACGATCTGTCATCTTAGTGCTGGTAGGATACAAGGTGTATCCCATGAAACTCTGCGACATAATCGTGGATGTACTCTTCAAGTCCGATACCGATTGGCCCTCGAGCAATCGAAGTTCCAGCGCTGGATCGGCCGAACCTCTTCCTAAATAGGGTACCGTGGCAAAGGGGCGTTGCATCAATTGCAATTTTCCTAAAGCTCGTTCTTGTTCCGTTTTCAAGTGGAGGATCGAATCCGTGTCGACATTCATTCCAACGCCACTGCCACCAAATGTGGAATTCGGCATAATAATCTGTTGCGACGTAGCAAAATCGAGTTGTGCGGTCGACGGAAATTCACGGAAAAAGTTGGACGTAGTATAATTTGCATACTCCATATTCTGCACTGTTTGTTGTGTTCTACACGTGGAATCGTCTTCGATACGGTCAACATTATAAAACGTGTAATCCTTTACTGTTGTCATAGAAGGGGTGGTACTAATACATTATCCCTACAAAATAAATATATCCTATCCTCCTAATAATTGTTATAACGCGACATATCATTGCGGGCGCAAGCGAACATGTTTCCTTCTTTACAAGATACCATACCACCATAACAAAACTCGGCAAAGGCGCCTTGATCATTCGGAATCATAGTGTTCGCCGACGAATAAAACGATCGCATAGATTGTTCAAATTCGAATTCATCGGCTAAATCTGTGAAGAGTTTTTTCGCAATGTCGGGTTGTCCTGGGTTGGCTTCTTGGACCATTTGTTTTGCTTTTGACAAAATCTCGGATTCCACTTTTGGATTATAAGCAGGGGGTGCTGGCTTGCGCATAGGATCGTATTCGTATTCTGGTAAGAGAACATTGCTAAGTGGGTTTTGTGTTGTAGGTGCAACAAAGGTTTGCTTCATATTCTCGGTCTTTCCTGAATCTTGTAAGAACTCGGCGATAGCCATCTCATTATCCTCCCCGAACCCCTCCTTTCCACACGTTTGTTGATGTGCGTAATAGAGTAAACATATTGCCAATAACGAGATGGCGGAAATGGCCAACAATCGATAACTCTTGGTATATAAAAACGTAATAACTGTTAGCAACAGTACCATACGAGAAATCGCGTTTAATTTTTGTTCATAGGTCATGGATTCTATAGGAAAAAATTCTAGCGCAGTAGAAGAATCGATCAACACGTTTGGATTAACGCCCCAAAAGGGTATCGATTTTGTAGGTTTTCGCATTCTATTTTTTGTAGGATTGCCGCCAGATTCGTCTAAATCATGGACCTTGGTTTCTTGGACAACGATAACTTCGGTTGGAACATCTGGTTCGACCACTTGTATATTCATTTTTCCATATCCTGATTGGGGTGTCGACATGTTCTATTTTGTTCGGATTTCTATATACTATACAAGATATATAGTATATACATTTTTTTACTCACTCATATCAAGGCTTTCTACGCTTGATACAGGTTTTGTCCATTTGAAAGGTTTCGCACTTTGTTTTTTGCGGAATGATTTTGAGAACACATTTGGACTTTTCTCCGTAGATTGGTTCGGTGCAACCTTTTTCTAAAGGGTGTTTACCCTGACCCAAAGGGTGTTTACCCTGACCTAAAGGAGACTTCGACTGACCCAAAGGGTTTTTACCCTGACTTTCCTTCGACTGACCCAAAGGGGGTTTACCCTGACCCAAAGGGGGTTTACCCTGATCCTGACCCTGAATGTCTAAAGAAGGAGTCTTGGACATTTGCGTATTTTTACAGGTTTTTCGACGATCCACGAGACCCGTATTTTGTGGAGCACAACGAGCTCTAAAGTGCTCGTATCGTTCCCTAACATCCTGATAACTCAACCCCGACTTCTTGTGCAACATTTTATTCACTATTTCGTGTAAATCGTATATATATTTAGAGAATGTGTGGCGCGATTCCATATGTTTCCACAAAAAAGGAAGGCGCTTAAAATTCTTCTTCAAATTCTCCCTACATTTACCACAAGGCAAAACCGATTGGAAATTCAAAACAAAATCCCGATATTGCCTTTTCTCGTCGCAGTTCGGTTTAACCGGATAATTGAAACTGATCGTATGCAATAAATGCCACGCACTTGGCCCCCACACAGTTGTCAACATACCATCATTGCTATCAAAATGTTTTCGCGTATAAACTGAACGCGACCGATTTTTCCTAGTTTTCATATATCCTCTATATAAATAATTCAATTAAAACCGATTCCTCTCTATAATACACCCTTATTTTTCTATCGTCCAAGAAAATAATGGCGAGGGAGGGTATTGTATTTTTGCGTCTAAATATATCTAAATTATTCTCCCAGTATAATATATCTCTTTATCAAAATGGCACCTATCCTAACTATATTATATAATGATTTGATCGCCCCTCGTAAAAAGGTACTTCTTATTGTGCTCATGGTTATCATTTTTGGAGTAGCCGCATATTTTGCGTATACATGGTACGCAAAACCGGCCATTGCAAACAAAAATATACAGAATATGGCGAATATTAACCAGCGCGACCAAACAACAGAGATCTATTTCTTCTACGCCGATTGGTGCCCCCATTGCACAAAGGCAAAACCTCAATGGGCAACATTCAAATCCACGCACGATGGACAAGAGATGAATGGATACACCATCCAATGTGTCGATGTAAATTGCACCGAAGAAAGCGCCAATAATAGCCAGCTTATTCAAAAATACGGCATCGATTCATACCCCACGTTGATTATGGTAAAAGACGGCAACCGCATCGATTTCGATTCTCTCATAACGAATGATACTCTAACACAGTTTACAAAGAGCGTACTACAATAAATACTCCGAACAGAATTGTTTCCCGGCTTGGACACCTTGTTCTATAAAGTCCGTTCGAACAGACTTCTCTATCATCATCTTGTATAAGTCATAAATCGAAATGGGCGTGGAATCTATGGTTATTTCATGATCGATCTCTTTTTTTTCATACTTGATTAAAATCCAGTAAAAGATTTTATTCAAGAGTCCAAGAATATAATCAAATAGGGTGGATTCATTTGTCAATTGATCTTGGAAAATCATGTTTTTTCGAACTCCTAGAACATTAGTGGAATCTACCCCCTCTTTCTTCAAACAAGGCCCAAGAGGATAGTTTAGGAAAATCCCGCCATCGATGTAATAATCATCCGGTTTTTCTAATGGTGCCAAGAATATAGGAAGTGCAGCGGATGCATAGACTGCCTCTAGAACCGTCCATTCTGGATGGGTTGTATGCGAGATCTCTACTGTATTGAACGCCTTGAATTGTGTAGTGTAAAAATAGAGATCTATCTGTGTGCGTTCGTAAAACTCTTGCATCGTTATCGTCATAGGAATGTTCATACCGCCGAACAAGGGCTGTAAAAAGACTTTGAATA